TCGATTACTCCTCACTATACCCTTCTATTCAGTTAGTTCACGACGTGTTCCCTGAGTGTGATATAACGGGGTCAATGAAGGGGTTTTTAACTTACTTCCGGAATTCTCGTATTATGTATAAGAATTTATCTGCAGAATATAAGACAATTGATAAGAAGAAATCAACATCGTATGATCGTAAACAATTGCCAATTAAGATTTTTATTAACGCATTCTTCGGATCATTATCGGCACCACATGTATTTCCTTGGGGTGACATTGATAAGGGAGAACAAATAACCTGCACGGGTAGACAATACTTAAGACAAATGTTAAAGTTCTTTAGTAAAAAGGGGTATAGTCCTCTAGTATGTGACACGGATGGTATGAACTTCTCATTACCTGATGGGGGTGTTGACGATAGAACATATGTTGGGAAAGGGTTAAATTGGTTAGTTAAAGAAGGTAAAGAATATAGTGGTTATGATGCCGATGTTGCCGAGTTTAATGATTTATTTATGAAAGGTGAGATGGGTCTTGATTGTGATGGGACTTGGGATTCTTGTATTAACTTGGCTCGTAAGAACTATGCGACGATGGAACACAATGGTAAAGTTAAATTAACGGGTAATAGTATTAAGTCCAAAAAAATGCCAAAATACATTGAGAAGTTTTTGGATAAGGGAGTTAAACAATTACTTAGAGGTGAGGGAAAAGAATTTATTGATTGGTATTATGAATACATCCAAAAGATATTTGACCTAAGAGTTCCGTTGGCAGAGATTGCATCAAAAGCAAGAGTTAAAATAAGTGTTGAGGATTACATTAAACGCAGTAAACAAACAACAAAGTCGGGAAGTTTAATGTCAAGACAGGCTCATATGGAACTTATCATTAGAGATGGGATACAATCTAATCTTGGTGATGTAATCTTATACGTGAACAATGGAAATAAGGCGTCTCATGGTGATGTTCAGAAAATAAATGAAAAAATGCCAAAAAAAGAAGTGGATTTATTTTTTGAGGAACATGGTAGTAAACCTATTTTGGGGTCTCACGTCCAATTAAATTGTTATCGTATTGAACCTTCTGATTTAGAAAACAATCCTGAAATGTTAGGTGAATACAACATCCAACGAGCAATTGCAACATTCAATAAACGAGTGGAACCATTGTTAATCGTATTTGATGATGAGGTTAGAGATACATTATTGGTTAAAAATCCGGAGGATAGAAGTTTTTATACTTCAGGTCAATGTAAATTAATTAATGGTAAACCATTCAGTCCTGAAGATCAAGATGATATTTATGAAAACTTAATCAAAATGGAACAAGGTGAGATTGATTTTTGGGATTCTGTGGGTGTTGATCCTAATTATATTTATGAATTAGCTGAAACAGGGTGGGAAGAACATATTAACTGAGTTTTACCCAACCTTCATACCATCACTTGATAGTATCATCCAAATTCCCTGAACGTGTTGTAATTCAACACAAGCACCCCTATCTATAGCAATTTCATCCCAATCTTCGTCAATACGATTTAAGTCTGGAATAATAATACAATTTGTTAAAGTTTTAATTTTAATTTTATCTGTTGTTGTGGAATCTAATTTTATTTTACAAGTATTAACATCTCTAACAATAATTAGAGTTTCTCCACGAGTAGAATAAAAATCATCACTAACAACTATGGTTTCAAAAGTATCTAATACTAAAGACCTGTCTCCTCTAAATACGGTTTTTCTAATTGGTTTTTCTCTAACTATTGGCATAAAATTAAATTACATATATCTGTCTTGGCATTGCCCTAAATTTCAGTTGTTTGTTTAGGTTTTCGGCAAGTAAGGCCTCTCTTTCCATAACCTTTTCTGGTTTAAGTCTTGTTAATCTTCCTTCAGGTCCAATAAGTTCGTCAATTAATTTTGTCTTTTCGTCTTTAGCTTCAGTTGCAAGTGCCGCATAATCCATAGTTAAATCACCACCATCGGCAGTTTTTAAGTTTCCACTAAACTTACCACGAACTCTTGATAATGTTTCTTTACAATAGGCAATAAACCACCTTCTTATCCAAACCTGAGCCGGATTATTTAACTTATACCAACTTAATTTATCAAATGGAACGTCAGATGGTAATTTAATAATGTCGGGGTTATCAGCCAAACATTTGTCCCTATCTCCCTGACCTAAGTCATAATACCAATACCAAACTCTACCTTTCATTAATTCCGCACTACCAAAATCAAATCTACCACCAGGTGTATTTAAAAGATGTAATGCCTTTTTACCTTCAGGTAAAGCGGTAATGTAATATGTTAAATCACCTCGTAAAACTCTTTTTTGTATGTTAATCTCTTGCATTCTTAACAACATATCAAACACAGGTGTTAAGAAATAATTTACTCCTGAATTACCCATTTGAGCAAGTCCACCACCACCACCAAGACCAGTTCCTTCACCGACACCACCAAAACCACCAACCCCAAAGATTGCATTATCTAAGGTTGATTGGGTAAACCATAACACTTCGTTAATTTCACGACCTGCGGGTATTTCATATATTTGTTGATTTTTAACCAACTGCACATAATCTTTTTTAATTACCCAATCACCACCAGCTTGTAAACCAACAATTTTTGAGTATGCGTAAGTATATCTGTCTTCATAATTTAGACTTTTAGTTAAGAACGCTCTTGAGAGAGATTGTGTATCCAAATTAAGGTTATCTAACGCTGTCCATTGAGCTTCAATTAACCAATCCTGAACATATTGTGAGTAGTCGTCTATTGAGAATTCCAATAATGTGTCCATCATTTCATCTTCTAATTCAACGGATCTTAAAGGGGCACCCAATAAGTGTCTAATCTTTTGATAAAGTTTACTTCTTTCCGGTTCGTTTATAATTGACATAAGACTTTTTTAATATAAATATCTTTATAATTAATTTCTTAACTATTGACAGATAACCTTACCCTTTAAGGTTGGTGGTACTTGTAGTTCAATTGGTTCTAAAATGTCTTTATCAACAAATTTATACGCATTTATTTTTGTGTATTTGGGATCTATTCTAAACCTTATGGATAATCTTTTTTCGTCACAACCTCTTTGACCTTTATTAGACCAATAAAGTTCTATGAATTCTGTAGGTATTAAAATATTGTTTTCATAAAAAATCCCCGACATTTTACTTTTTACCTTTTGTAAAAAATTTTCAGACAATTGATTTTTTTCTAACCATATAAAGATTCTTTCTATTAACTTATTATATAATTCAATATATGCCGGTTTTTGATTAAGTATTGAACTCTCCTTAAAAATTGAAAAGAATTCAGATAAATAACTATCAATAAATGGGTCCATTTTTTTAACCTCAAAAAAAGAACCTTTAGGATAAATAACATTTCCTTCTTCATCTTTAAAGTCTGACTTACTTTCTAAATCTGCCTTTATGTAATGTGACCCACTTTTAAATGAATTTGATAAACAATTAGTTATCCTAAAAAAATGGTAGTTTATTGTTTCTTGACCCGATTGAATTTTAACTAATGTATCAAATAATTTTTCTTTTGCGTCATCAGAACAAGCGTAATTTAATTGCAATCTTGTTGATTTTTTATTGAAGAAATCCCCAACAAATCTATTTTCGTATTTTTGATGTTCCAAGTATCTTGCGTTACGCAAAAGAGAATCTAAATTTTCTGGTGCTATGGAAGTATTTTTTTGTTTTTTTAAAACTCTAAAAGTTTCTGTTTCATTAAAATTTTTATCTTTTATAAAATCAGAAATTAATTCTAAAAAGTTTATAGTTTTTTCTTGGTTTTGTAATGAAAGATTTATAATTTGAGGGAATGTCCCAACAATCTTCTTACTAAAAAAATTATCTAACATTAGTATGGAATGTTCTAATCTTTGAATAAGATTTTGATCTGTAAGTGTGTCTCTAAAAGCTTTAAGTTTACAAAACGGAGAGTCGTTAATTTTTTTTAATTCGGTATATTCACACAAATAGGTTATTTTCGATTGTTGTCTTAATGCAATCTCATTTATCTTAACTATTCTAGATTCTTTTAATGGTTTGTTTTTTGTTCTTAACACATAAAGTTGGTTAACAAATTCCCAATTAACACTATCCCAAAACTTTTTAATATATTCATCTCTTTTGTTTTGATATTTTAAATAGTAAGCGTGTTCCCAAACATCAAGACCAAGAAGTGGATATCCACCACCTTTAACTATATTCATTAATGGATTGTCCTGATTTGGTGTGGACATAATTTTTAACTCATTATTTTTTGATAAATATAACCAAGCCCATCCAGAACCAAAACGTTCTTTTGCTGCTTCATTAAACTCATCCTTCATTTTTTTTATGTTTCCAAAATCCAATGTAATTTTTTTTAGAATATCCCCTTTAGGAAGTTGTTTCTTTGGTGAGAGCATTTTCCAAAACAATGCGTGGTTAAAAGCGCCACCCGCATTATTTCTAACTTTGTCATCAAACTTACTAATTGTTTTAATTATTTCTTCTAACTCTATATCACCATCTTTGTTTTTCAAAGCGTCATTTAATTTTTTAACATAACCCTTATAGTGTTTGTTATAATGAATATCCATAGTTTTAGAGTCTATGAACTTACTTAATGATGAATAAGAATAAGGTAATTTTTCAATGCCAATTTTTTTCATCTCAAGAATTAAGTTTTCCTTAACCCCACCTTTTTCTATTAATAAAAGTTGTTCATTAATAATTCCCAACCTTTTTTTAATTCCTTTATCCTCAAACATCATATCTCGGATTTCGGGAAATTTCTTTTCAAACATTTTAATTAATTGACCAGCAAATGCGTTTGCCTCATCTTCATTTTTACCTCCAATATCTGGGCCATGTTCTCTGTTTAATATTGTTAATTGGTATTCGTGAACCCACTCGTGAGCTAAAGTTCTTAATATATCACGATTAAGTCGTCCTTTTGATAGTATTTTTAATGTTGAATCCATTGTCCTACTTCCTGTGGACATTTCACTATCTCTAACCCCTAAAAAATTAATTTTTAAATCATTCCTTAATGGGTATTTTGTTTGTAAGAATGCGATAAATTTCTTGGTAAGAACTTTATCTTCCTTGGTCATATCGCATTTTATATGTTTGATCGAAACTTTCATTATTGATAAATATCAAGAATTTAGTATTTCACCGAATGTATCTTATTAAGAATAAGTTCAACAATATCTCCCTTTTCATCTAAGTCATCACCCATAACGGTATTGATGTTTTTTTTCTTATCATTTACCATATCATATATGACGCTCTCAATTGAGTTAATAAATAATGGATAATAAATTGATACAGAATTATTTTGACCATATCTGTAAGCCCTATCTTCCCCTTGAGCTAGATCACCAGGAACAAACGATAGGTCATTCATAATTACGGCTTCAGCAGCAGTTAAAGTAATTCCTACTCCGGCAGCTTTTAAATTTCCAACAAAAACATTTATTTTATCGTTCTCTTGGAATTGATCAACCGCATGTTGTCGTTGTGGTTTTGAAGTTGATCCGTCTAATCTCACGGCTTGTTTTCCAAAATGGTCGGCAATTTTATTTAATGTGTCGGTAAAATTGGTAAATATAATAACTTTTTTCCCCTGTTCTATAATATTTTCGGCTAACTCAATAGTGTCGTTTATTTTTTCTTCGGCAATCACTTGACGAACTTTCATTAACTTACTAAACTGAACCGTTAATGAACTACTCTCGTTTGGATTTTTATTATACCATTCATAATATTCCCCCATCAATCCTTCATAAAGTTTTGATTTTAATTTTAGGTAAACTGGTGTTATAATTTTTTCTGGTAAGTCTAAAACTTCTGTCTTTAATCTTCTTAATACTTGTCGAGAAGTTCTATCTCTTAACTCTTCTAAATTGGTTGCTCCGGCAACATTCCATATTTTTCTTTTTCCGGCAGTAAATTGGTAACCACCACAATATCGTATTGCATATGCCATCCAGTTTTGTGATACGGGACTATCAATTATTGATAACAGGTTGAAATAATTCATTGGTCTATTTGTCATCGGCGTTCCTGTTAATAACCATACTCTTTTACAATTTTTCGTAAACGAATTAACTAATTTGGATCGTATGCTTGTTCCGTTAGAAACATAGTGAGCCTCATCTAAAATTATGAGGTCAAAATTTCCTTGGCTTATCAATGAGTTATCTTTATCCTTTATATCATAAAAGTTTTTTAGGATATCATAATTTATGATAACAAAATCGTGTTCGGTTGAAAACTTTTTTCCCTCAGCAATATAAACTGAACGATCCGTATAGTTCTCAATCTCACGTTGCCAGTTAATTTTTAAAGATGCGGGACAAACAATTAAAATCTTTTTTACGTTACACTCTAAAGCGGCGATAATGGTTGCGGTTGTTTTACCCAATCCCATATCGTCCGCAAGAATAAATCTTTTTGAACCGGCAAGTTTTTCTATTGCCTCTTTTTGGTGAGATAATGGGGGTCTGTGATCGTATTTGGAATAATCAACCTCAACTCTTTCAACATTATGTGTTTTAATTATGGAAGATTTAGGAACCCAAAACTCTGTTAATGGATCTTTTTCAAAGAACTTACCCCATATATGATACGACTTTTCCTTTTCTACTAATAATTTTTCAATATAAATTTTTTCAGGAGTTTCCAATAGGTATCTCTCTTCTGCAAACTTTTTTGCGAAGTATGTGTCTAAGTCAACCCATTTACGAGCAACTTTTGGAGTTGTATTATAATAGTTAACGATATAGTCTGATTGTGACCTTGTTGGGTAAAACTTTTTTGAACTTAGTTTTTTATTTTGCAAATATAGGATGTGGTTATTTGCCCCACTATATGAGTCTAACAAATCGAGAGCTCTATTCTCTATGATTGATTGGACATTTTCCAAATTCTTTTTTTATAATAATAACTAATAAATATATATTTATCAATAATGAATAAGTTTGAATTATATGGATTATTTTGTCCCGACACAGATCAATTAAAATATATTGGTATAACAAAAAATGGATTACAAAAAAGATTAAAAAACCATTTAAAAAAACCAACAAATAAATTTATTTCAAAATGGTTCAGTTCTTTGAGTGATGAGAATAAAATCCCAATAATTAGACAAATAAAAGAATGTAATACCTACGATGATTTACTACAATCTGAAATATATGAAATTTCAAAATATAGAAAATTAAACTTTGATTTATATAATCTTACCGACGGTGGAGATATCAATCCTATGTTGGGTAAAACACATAGTGAAGAATCTAAAAAAAAAATATCTCTAATACATAAAGGTAAAAAATTATCAGAAGACGAAAAGTTAAAAAGAAAAGAACGCATCAAAGAATTATGGTCAGATACAGAGTGGTCAGAAAAAATTAAGAAAAAAATGAGTGATAACACCAAAGGAGAAAAAAATCCTAACTGGAGAGGTGGTTTTAGAAATTTAACTTGTTTGTGTGGTAATAAAAAAAACCATTATTCTAAAACTTGTTTGAAATGTAGGGATTGTTATGGTAAAAAAAATAATTTTTTTAATAAAAAACATAGTAAAGAAACCTTATCAATTTTAGCGGAAAAAAGTAAAAAGTTTGGTAATGAAAATCCTAATTTTAAATATGATATTAAAAGTGATGAACTATATGATTTATATGTTGTAAAAAATAAAACCATAATTGAAATTAGTAATTTATTTAATTGTCATATAAACACAATAAATAAAAAATTGAGACAATATAAAATATATAAACCAAAATCTAATATTTATAATTTAGTGGTTGATGAGATAAAAAATCATTTAATAAATGAATTAAATTATGTTCAGATTGGTAAAATCTATGGTTGTAGTAATAAAATCATACATAAATTTGTAAAAAAAAATAACATATATGTCAAATAGTAATGTGCCAATAAATAGACTTGGTAAATTTTTTTCTCAAAATGATTTTTTTTTAGAGGTTAATCTTGGTATGGAATGGATTGTAGGTGATATGAACTTCACTTGTGTCCTTTATCGTGTTGATAGAAACAAAACACCGATAGATGATGTTTATGGTGAAGCTCTAACAGACGGGATAAATTTTTTACCTCCAGTTGAGTTTAACGCTTTAGTTGGTATTGCGGTACCTGAAAATAAAATGGTCGGATCATCCCGTATAGATCAGTTTGAACCTGGAAACATTACGATTTCAGTTTACTTAAAAACGTTGGAAGACCTCAATATTGATGTTGATTTTGGTGATTATATTGGGTATTACGACACTGAAAACTTTGTTAGATATTATAGCGTTGTTAATGATGGTCGTGTGACTTCCGACTTAAAACATACATATAAAGGCTATAAACCATTCTATCGCACTATCATTGCGGCACCTGTCGGACCAAATGAATTTAAAGGATTATAAAATATAGAAAATGGCATTACCAAAAAACCATACCGTTAAACCATCGATACCATTAACGTATCCAAAAATACTTCACCAAAGAAGAGAAGAATTAGCTGAAATGATTTCTAAGGATGGAACTTACCTTCCTAAATCTTTATTACATGCTGACTTGGATCGTGGGTTTTTAGATTTTGTTCGTGATAAGTTGGGGATTACAACGGAAGGTAAAGTAGTTCCTGTTGTTGACATTTTAATAACAACCCAAAATTGGGAACAATTTGTTAAAACTTGGGATTACCAAAATATAGATAAGAATGTTGAACCACCATTTATTACAACAATTAGAGTTCCGGAGGTTAAATACGGAAATAATCCAGCCGTAATATATAATATTCCAAATAGAAAAATGTATTATTATATGGAAGTTCCTACTTGGGATGGTAACCGACATGGTGCGGACATATATAAAATACCACAACCAATTCCTGTTGATATAAAATATTCTGTTGTAATTGTTTGTAATAGAATGAGAGAAATAAATTCGTTTAATAAAAAAGTTATTGAAACATTTGCCTCAAAACAGGCATATCAAAATATTAAAGGACATTATATTCCTATTATTAACGATAGTATGACAGACGAATCGGCTTTAGATTTAGAAAAAAGAAAATATTATATTCAAAAATACGAATTTACAATGATGGGGTTCTTATTAGATGAGGACGAGTTTGAGGTATATCCAGCATTATCAAGAACCT